GGAAATTAAATTTTTCATTGGCATACTTATAGATGTGTTTTCACTAACTTTCATAATCTACCATTAATAATTTTATTTTTAATTTTTTTTGTTTGTCGGTTGGAGTTCTGTAAATTTTCCTTGACCGCTTAGTCCAATTTACTTTACCTTTCTTACGATAGGTATTTGTTTTAATATCAAGTAAATTTATTTTACCATTTTTATCTACAACAACAACATCAAAAGGACATTGTGGATCTACTGATTTTGCTACATAATATCCTCTTTTAGTAAGTTCTGATATTATTTGTAGTTCTCCTACAGTTCCTTTAATTGATTTTGTTACAGTTTTCCGATTAGGGTAATCGCTAAGTTGACTAATCCACTCATACTTATACCTAAAACTACCCATATAACTTTATAAATGTTTGATATTTTTTCGTCAATATGGACAAGATGATTTGATTGAATAGTATCAATTTTCTGGTGTATTAACTTGATTTCACCATCTAATGCTATTAACTTTTCTTTATTCTGTTGAGATAAGTTTTCCATAATATTACCCCTGTGTATAATCCATAAAGATCATGCCATTTAACTTACCTAAGATATATGCAGCTTCTGCTGTGCCTTTTTTTAAAGTTTTTAATTTAACTAAATCTTTTAAATTTTCAGGATTAAGAATTGCATTTTTTAAGATTTGATTTGATGCTCTTGACCAAATTCTTTTACCAGCAGTTAATAATCTTCCAGTTGGTGTAAATTGACCAATTCTAGCTCTGATAA